GCCTGTGCTTTTAGTACGTCAGACTCTTGCAAAACAAGAGGCTGAGATAGTAACTCTGTTGTAGTGTTAGTAGCTACACTTTTAGCTTTAAATAATTCAAACGTTGCAGATGATCGAACGACTTCTAAATCTACCAATGTTGTGCTTCCAGAATCATTACAAATTAAAATAGATTTAATCACGTCAGTTGTAGGAGGCACAGGTGGTGTAGCACCAGGGTTAGCTGTTGGCACCGTTAATATGGTTGTTAAATCTGTTGATGTAATATCAACCATTGAACTTTTAAATGTATTAGCCAAGGAAAAATGTCTCCGATTCTGTTTCTTCTTTTAAATCTTGTTGAAAGTTTGTGTTAAGTAAAAAAACTATTTGTTCAAGTAATCTAATCATTTGGTCAAACTGACTAGGATCATATTCTTCTGTAGCATTTGGTAATCTAGTAATATTAATTTTAGCCATAAAAACTCCTAAAAGGAAATCTACCTATTGGTTGTTGAAAAAAATTATTTAAATTTCTTGTTGGCATGTTATTCATGTTTAGTCCTTGTCCTCTATTATCTAACAAACTTGCAATACCTTCTTCTATCTTATTTAAACGAGTATTTAAAGGTCCAAACATATCTTCAAAATTTATCATTTGTTGACCTATTCTGTCAAAAGGCACTTGTTGTGTTGAAGCAATTGAATTATCACCTGAAACAATCGGATCTACAGTGCGAAGAGCTTCTTGTAATCCTGCAGGATCTGTAGGTTGGGGTAAACCAGGAGAAGCAATGTTTTTTGGTATATCTGGTAAAAACTGTCCAGATTGAATTAATTCTTCTTCAGAGTCTACTTGAGATAACTGTCCAAACGGATTGCCAGGTGTTGCTTGCTGTGCACCAGATATTGGATTTGCTTGCTCTAATAAACCTGATAAGGGAAACTGACCTCCATACTCCTCCATAGTTTTAGTAGGATATCCTTTAGTATCCATGACATCTTTAAAGTAAGCTAAAAAAGCAGGTGTTTTTACATCTCTTTGTTGCATTCGCATTTGCATTCGCTTAACTAAAGCATCCCCTTGTAATTGATTTTCTTGAGGCCTAAATAGTGGATTGATCATCTTCTACCGTCTGGTCTTATTTCTAATTTTTGTGATCCAAGTCGCCAAGGAGTATCATCTACTGTGTTAGTTGTATATCGTATTTTTACAGCTCTACCTCTGCCTCTTACACTTATTTTTTCTGTTGTGCTGGTTATAGATCCACTTGTTTGGACATTAGCTGCAGATTGTGGATACTGCTCTAATGTTAATTGAGCTGTCATCGTATTAGCTAAGTTGTCAAAGTCAGGCACTAATTTATTAACAGACATTAGCTGATCACCGTCTGCTATTTCTACAGATCCTGTTTCTAAAAAAGCTGTAATAGCAGTGCCATCTGCTTGATTGTTGCCAGACTCATGCTCAAATATGGATGACGCACCAGCAGTTAAACCTAGTATGCTTGTAGCGTTTGCAGTTGCAGATGAACTATATTCTGTAGCTATGGGTTTTTCATACACATAAGCACCAAGCCATGTAGTTCTTGCAAGGTTTATTGTATACCAAGTGCCCTCTAAATAATTATAAGCAACAGCTCTGTCTATTTGTGTAGCGTTAGCTGAAGGATAATACCAAATTATTTCATTAAAAGCTGTGTTTAAACCAACAGCGATGTCATTTTTATTTGTATAACTTAAATCATCAAATACATAATCCTGTACAGAACAAGGCATTTTTTTGACAACACCATCAAAAAGATAGAATGCGTTATCTGACATCCAATAAGCAACACCATTAACCTCTATAGCTGCATGCTGTGCAATTAAACCAGCATTAGCACCAAGTTGTCTAAGACCAAATGTGAATGGTGTGCCAACAAATTGAATACCGTGTAATGATGTATCTGTCCATACCAGTATCTGACCTGTTGATTTAACGGCACCAACAATTCTAGAACCATCTGTTATTCTTAAAGATCCCGCTTCGTTTGTAGCAACAGGTGTGTAATCTGTTGCATCTTCTCTGTCTGAAAATCTAAATAATAAATCGTCTTGTGTGGCTGTATCGCCTATTGTAGTCTCAGTTCCAAAAATTAACAAATGTCTTGTGTCCGTGGAAACAATACTAAACCTAGATGCTGTTGGAGCGTTTGACAATGCCGTTGCTCTTGCAGATAAACCTCCTGATGTGTCCCAAATAAATGTGCCCCCATTTAAAACAGTTGCAATTAAATCTTCACCAAAATTATCTAAAGACCAGTTTCTTCCTGCAACTACAACATTAGATGATGACCTAGGAGTATCCCACGTGCCTGCACCCCATGTTTCAGTGCCCCATCCATAACCATATGTTGAGGACGTAGGTCCAGGATTTATCTGATATGTAGCGGTAACGGACCCGCCCCCGCCAGATGTTGAACCTGTGGCGTTTGTCCCAGCGTTTATTGTAAAACTATTTGCATCTGGAACTGTCAATACTTCAAATTCATTATTAAAATCTATACCATCAACCACATTTGTAGAAGAACCATTGTCAAATGTTACAAAAGCTCCGACTTCAGCATTGTGTCCTGTATCCGCAACAGTGACCGTAGATTGCCCACTTTGAGTAGTAAATGGATTGGTTAAAGCTTGTGTTTCCCTAAGTGGTGTTATGTCATAAACCTTACCTTCTGAAAAAATATAAAGTTTTCTGTCTGTGCCTAAAGCTAAATATCTTGTGCCATCTAAACCTATCCACGAATGAGTATCTCTAACAACTCCCACAACCGTGACATTAGGATTTGGTAAGTTTGTCCAACCTCCCCATCTTTCTGGCTTACCATAATGAAATCTTACAAAATCAGAATCTACATATTTACGTTCATCACCAGCAGAATAGGCGGTGTCTTGCTTGTCAATACCTGGTCTAAATTTAAGATCTACTAGTTGCATAGTCTTTTTTTACCAATAATTTACTGCTATTGTAAGTCTTAATTTTGCATTTGTGCATGTGGTGCTATTGTGGGTTTGCGAACTTTCAAAAGAAACACCAGTATTTTCAATAGATTTTACTTTTTCGGAACCAATTTTTGTATACCCATCGTTAGAATTTACCATATATACAAAAGCTTTTAACCCCTTTTTTATGTAGTCTTTATGTGGCGTGTGTTCTTGTAAAACATGAGATCTAGGATAAGCATTAATCTTTATACGCCAAAGTAACAAAGGTTTTTGTTGTATTTTTTCTTCTAAAAAATGAATTAAAGGTAATACTAAATTGTAAGTTCTATGGTCAAGTATTTGATTGTAATCATAACAAGACCCCATAAAATAAAATAAATCACTCGGGTCATCACTATAAGATACACTTGAGCTAAATTTCCATGGAAACTCATCGCTGGTTAATATCTTTTTTATATTATTTAAGTTGTCATTATCTAAAATATTTGAAAATTTTTTCATTTTGCTCCTTTAAATTGTGTTCCAACATTTCCTTTAAATGCATAATTTCCGTAATGAGTCATACCACTCATAATATCTGCGTATATTTTTCCTCCCATATTTTGCCACAAACGGCAAAAAGCATAATCCTCTGACAGATATCTTTTAGTTTGTGGTTCTATCATGGTGTCAAAAAAAGTGTAATTCCAATCAGATGTTTTGTGATAATCAAATTCTTTGTCGTGAGATTGATTAATATGTTGATCAGGCACAAACTTAAGCTCTGGATAAACCTCTGCCATTCTTACAAACACATCTCTTTTAATTAACATAAAACCAGTCGGACCATCCATAACCTCTATAAATCCTTTTTGCATTTCTATTCTATCAGGATTTTTTACATTTAAATTATATTGTAATGAGGCTGCAAGTAACTCATCCTCAGATATATCAGGGTTTTCTTTCAATCTTCTTTTGACCTTAATCCAATCAATAGTTTTTCTAGGATAAATACCTGTTACAACATCTTTGTTATAATCGAGCATTCTTATCACTGCTTCTGGATTAAAAGCTAAATCAGAATCTATAAATAAAAGATGACTATAGTCACCATCCATAAACAATTGCACCAAGGTATTTCTAGCTCTGGTTATTAATGATTCATTACCTATTGTTCCAAACTGTAACTCTATTTTTTTTGATGCTGCTAAAGCTACAAGTTGCATACAACTTTTAAAATAGTCAGCAGTTATCATACCACCGTAACAAGGGGTTCCTATAAAAATTTTATCAGTCATTATCAATGTCTATGTTAAAACTCATACTAATTCTAATTTTGTCATTTTTGTTTTTAGTAACATAATGATGACAACTTGAGTCAAATAAAACTAATTTATTGTTTTTAGGTGTTATGCATATCCCTTCAGAAATTTTAAGATAAGAAGAAATTTTACAATGTTGGTTGTAGTGATAAGAGTCTAAAATTAAATTACCACAATTTTTATGTGTATCCAGATAATAAACTCCTGCTAAATCACCTTGATGTTTATGTGGCCAATTGATATCACCTTTATAATTTATGTTTGCCCATAATGCTTTAACCTTAACATTTTTAAATTTAAAATTTTGTAGATTACTGCAAAAATCATAAGCACCATTTTCAATATTTTTTACTAATAATTCAAAAGGACCTGTGAGAGGTAAGTTTTCTGATTGCCATCCAAATTGTTGGTTAGAAACAGCTCTACCATTTACATTACCTCTTCTCACTAATTCTATGGTAGCTTTAAGTTGAGATATATAACTATCGTTTAAATTTAAAAATGATTCACCGTATATGTGGCTAGCGTAAGCTTTAATTGGTTTCACTATTCTTTATCTTTATAAAAAATATTAAGAGTATATCTTTTAGAACTGTCACCAAAAGATTGCAGGTCTGAGTGTGGTATCTTACTACCATTAAAAAATAGTGCTCTGTTTTCTATAAAACCTATGTGAGAACTTAAAGATTTTCCAGACATAAAACCTGTGCCATTATTAAGTAAAGACTCTCCT